TTTCATATTGTTCATTATGATGCCGTTGGCAAAGTGGTTGGCGATTTACGGAAGCAAGATTTTGACCTCCTCGTTTGTGACGAAGCCACCTATCTCAAAAACCGACAAACCATCAGAGCAAAGTCTATTTTAGGCTCCTATAAAGAACGACGAAAATATCCAGGTATCAAAACGAAGTACTGTATCTTCCTTACGGGTACTCCCGTGATGTCTCGTCCAATAGAAGCATTTGCTTTGTTGAACTTCCTTGACAAAGAACGTTTCAATAACTTTTTCCATTTTACTCAACGTTACGGGGGATGGAAAGGAGAAGCACCTCGTAATCTCCAAGACTTGCATGACCGTACAAAAGATTTGGTCATTCGCCGCAAGAAAGACCAGATTCTTACAGAACTTCCCGCAAAGCAACGGAATGACTTGTATGTGGAATTAACAAAGGACGAACAGAAACAATACAAAGAATTACTCCGAGAAGTGTTTGGTCGGTGGAAGGTAGAGAAACCCACTATCGGTCATATGCCGAAACTTCAAAACTTCTTAATTGAAAAGAAGATTCCACGATTGGTAGAAATGGTGGACGAATTCTTGGATAACGATAAACCCATCCTTATTTTCAGTAATTATATCGCTCCACTCAAGTTCTTGGCTGAACAGTACGGAGATAAGGCAGCACTCCTGACAGGTGAAATGAATAGTAAGGAACGTCAACATACCATTGACCGATTGACCAAAGGTGAGGCTAAAGTTGGACTATTCAGTTTGATGGCGGCAGGTATGGGTATTGACGGACTTCAACATCAGATAGATACTGTGGTATTTCTAAATTGCGATTGGGTGCCTGCAAATCACGAACAAGCAGAGGACCGTACCCACCGTATCGGTCAAAAAGGTCAGGTACAGGTGTATTATATGTTATGTGCCGATACGATTGATGAATATATGCGAGATATCCTCAAAGAGAAGCAGCAGGTGGCAGACTTGGTTGTGGACGGAGCATTGGTCACACCAGAACGGTCAAAATCGTATTTTAAGGAATTTGTCAAGAAATTAAGTACCGTGTACAATCAAGATATTTCTATTAAAAATCTGGATGATTGATATTTATATAAGTAAAACTAACCAGTTTAAGGAGTTATTATGAGTGATTTTAAGTTTCCCGTAGAAACGATTGACTTACCTAGCGGTGGGAAGTTATATCCAGAGGGACACCCATTACGTAGTGGGAGAATTGATGTCAAGTATATGACCGCAAAAGAAGAGGATATTTTGACTTCAACAAATCTAATTCAAAAAGGTCTTGTATTAGATAAACTAATGGAAAGTTTAATTGTTACCCCCGGCGTAAAACCCGATGATTTATTGGTCGGTGATTTAAATGCAGTTATGGTTGCTGCCAGAGTACTAGCGTATGGTAAAGATTATCCTGTACAATTATTCTGTACACAATGTAATAATAAGTTTGATTATGTTGCCGACCTGTCAACATTAGATATGATACTAACCGAAGAACTACCAGATAAAGATGGTGAGTATTCGGTAACATTACCGACTGGTGTAACAGTTACATTTAAGTTACTGACTCGTGGAAAAGAACGTGAAATACAAGCAGAGATTGATGCGTTAAAAAAATTGAATGGGTCACTTGAAAGTGATACGACAACAAGACTTCGATTTATAATAACCTCAGTTAATGGTAATCGTGACAAGACACTCATCAAAGATTTTTCTGAAGCAATGATTATTCGTGATGTTCGTGCGTTAAGAGAAAAAATACGTGAGGTTTCTCCTGATATAGATTTTGATTTAAGTCTTCAGTGTGTAATATGCGAAAGTCAAGTAAAAGCGAGGTTGCCCATTGGGGCCAACTTTTTTTGGCCTGACTTCGGAAGATAAATTAGAAATACACAAGGTTATATTTGGATTGACATACTACGGTAATGGAGGATTTACGTTTGAACAAATATACAGTATGCCTGTGTATTTACGTAATTTTTATCTAAAACAACTAGAAACTGTAAAGAGAAAAGAAGCAGAGATGATGAAACCCAAATCCGATAAACCTTCGAAGAGATAAGACATGGCAGATGGATTAAACGCAGACGACTCATTTGAATTACGGTCAGCGGTGCAATTATTGATTGCACAAATGAAAGATGCTGCAAACAACACCGATGGATATAGTCGAGCCACTGCTAAAGCCATCGCAGAAGCAGAACAAGAACGTGAGGCACGAAAAAAAGCTACTAAGTCACTTGATGAATCAAGGAAGGCGCTAGATAAGTTTGCAGATAAAGCCAAAGACTTAGGTAAAGAGTTAGTCAGAATGGGTCGCGCAGGTACAGAATTTGCTCAAAAAATTGGTACATCTGCGGTCAAAGGAGTTGAATTAGACCTAAAGAATAGAACAGCACTGTTAAGTCAAATAGGTAAAGTAGAATTAAATAGAATGGTTAATATGCAGCAAATACAAGCTGCAGAACAGTCATTAACAGATACTTTTATCAGTACACGAGCAGGATTTGAACTTAGTGCCGAAGGTGCAGCAAAATTTGCCCAAAATTTAAAGGGTGGATTTGGGTCAGAATTTGAATTAACCGGTGATTCTTTAAAAGCGCTTACTGTTATTGGTGCAACTACTGAAGAACAAATGAATGCCTTCCGTCAAGCAACAGGTCGTGCAAGCTTGTCGTCGGCACAATTGTCTACAATAGTAAATAAAAACAGTATGTCATTCTTGTTATTCGGTAATAAGTTTGCCAAAGCAGCTGCCGACGCCGAAAGAGCTGGTATCAGTCTTGCAGCAATACAGGGTGCGCAGGAATCCTTGGTCAGTAGTTTAGATAATGTGATTGATACAGTATCACAATTAAATCAATTGGGAGCACAAGTAGATTTTGGTACACTAGTACAGAAACTAGAACAAGAGGGACCGGACGCAGTACTTCAATATCTTTCGTCTACGGTACCCGGCGACCTATTCCAAAGTACTAGCTTCCGTGCATTATTCAATCAATTAGGTATTAATTCAGAACAGATATTGCGTCAACAGCAAGTAGGTAGTGCAGCAGAAAATATTGAAAGTCAGATGACTAAAGCGGCAACTAGCAGTACCGCAACCGCAAAAGCAATGACGGCTGTAGCTCGTGGTGCCGATATAGTAGAAGGGTCATTTGGTATGTTGGCAAAAGCAGCGTATGGCGCCGCAACGTCTTTACTAGCATTAAGTGTCACGGGACTACCGAAGGGCTGGGCCTCTCAATTACTAGGACTCAGAGGTGGAGCCACAGCGTTTGGTGGCATGGGAATGTTAGGAGCTACAGGAAGTGTTCTGGGAGGTGCCGCTCTTGGTATTGGTGGTGCTATGGCAGGTAACAAACTAGCCGAACAAGGAAACGTAAAGACCGGTACCGCACTTGGTGCTCTAGGTGGTGGATTAGGACTTGCATTGGCACTTGCGCCATTTACTGGAGGATTGTCATTAGCTGCGTTAGGTGTTGGAGCTCTTGCAGGTGGTGCGTACGCGTATAGTGGTAAAAAAGATGATATGTATTCAGACTATGGGAATCGTACACTATTGACTACATCAGGTGCGTACGCATTAAACAACCGTGACACGGTTATAGCAGGAACTAATTTATTTAAAGCAGATGATTTAATGTCATTTGGGGAGGGTGCGCTCTCCGTACTTAGTCCTGGAGTTGGTTTAGCAAAAGCTATGGGAGCAGGAATGAATAAGTCGGGTGGTGGAAACGATGACCTTAGAGCAGATATTAAGGCACTGATAAATGCAATACAATCGGCAAATACTACGATTACAGTTGATGGTTCTTCACAATCCATGAATCGTTTCAAAATGGTTGGTGTAAACGTTGTTCGTAACGCGAGATAATCATGCCACGATTAAAAGAAATATACGAAAGAAATTTACTTAAGACGTTAACACAGGGAGGAAGCGTATATACAAATGTGTTGACTGCCGCGTATTCCACGAATACATATAAAACGCCACGTACATCAATCAATCCCAATCAGCCATTTATTTATATAGGTCCAGGTACAGATAACACCACATCCGGTGTATTTAAGGGCGACCGTGGAGCGTTTTTATCTACGGCGAATGCAAAGGATGATATACGACTGTTACCCTTCGGTGTATCATTTGCAAGAGATAATAATAGAATAACAAAATTTTTACTCAGCCCAGCGGGTACACGATTTGCAAGTAATCAGACTGTATTACAGTTCTTTAATCCCTATAGTAAAACAAAAATCTTCAATCCGGCGGCCATACTGGCGTCAATCGTTCCTGGTGTACATGCAAAACGATTTATAGATACTAATATAATTAGAAATCCATTAAGTTCATTGGGATTGAGTAGTAACATACCTCTTTTTTCTCCAAATGAGTTGGGGCCATATGGACTCAATGGATATTTTAAAACAAATACGACGACTGGTAAAAAAAATAAAATTTTTGAAGCTATCAAAGAAGAGTTCTCTACTCTCACCAATCCTGGTCGGGTAAGAAAACGGTCTAATATCTCTGATGCATTTAATCCAAGTGATGTCGTTCCTAAGGGGTCAACATCACCTTCCTCATTTTTCGTTAATTATGACTTTTTACGTAAAAATCCTGCGCTAATAACAAACCAACAGTTTGATTTCAACGCTCCTGAAAATAGAGATATTATTGCATTTAGATTTAAATCGTTCGGAGGTCCGACTAATCAGCAGGCGGAGTATATTCCATTCCGTGCTTTTATATCAAGACTTAATGAGAACGTAAAACCGGATTATAATGAACAACGGTATATAGGACGTACAGAACGTTTCGTAACGTATTCGGGTGTGAAACGTGGTATAAGTCTTGATTTTAATATTGTTGCGTTCTCTAAGTCAGAAATAGATAGCGTGTGGACTAAAATAAATTATCTGACAGGATTGGCATTTCCCAAAGGAGTTACATCAACTGGTTTCTTACAACCACAATTATTCAGAATAACAATCGGTGGTATCTATGAAGACCAACCGTGTTTTATTGAATCATTAGATTATGAATTTTTGGATGAAAGCAATACATTTGATATTGATAAAGGTGTAGCACAGCATGTTGCGGTAAAAATGCAGTTGAGTCTCATAGAGAAGACGAGTAAATACTACAACAGTCCATTCTATAAGATTGTTGAAGATGTAGCCAACAAACAGAAAAATCCCACCCCGGTACGTGGCGAACAGGTTAGTGCCGCATTTAATTCTGACAGTGACCCACGAACAGTAAACAACATACTTAGCGCTAGAACCTAATGGACAAATATACTACTCCCCTCATAATTGATTATTCCAAATCAATTCCATATTATCAAACAACAATACTATCCTCTGTCCCAACAGAAGATATACCATTTTACTATATTACCCAAGAAGGTGACCGACTGGATACGATTGCTAATTTATTTTATAAAACACCTAATAAATGGTGGGTTATAGCAAAAGCAAATAATCTTGCGAATGGTACCATTGGTCTTGTGGGTGGAACCAAATTACTTATTCCGAATGTATGACGACTACGATTAGGATTCAGTTTGACTCGCTACCAATTTTGGGATTAACAACTTCTGACTTTCCACGAGGAAGTTTAGGGTTCGGTGTTTACCGTGAAAATATACGAACTAGAGGTGGAAACACCTTAACACCCCACAATCACTACGCTATAGATTTTAATAGTACAACCACTAACAATAAAGCGTCTGAGGGTACACCGGTACTCGCAGTTGCAGCTGGGAGAGTGGTTCAATGGGGAAATGATGCTGATGCCGGAAATTATATTATTTTAGAACATGACGCACCCACGGTTGCAGGTGAGCCCCCACAAGTATATAGAACACATTATTATCATTTAAAAGACAATCCGAACGCAAGTTATGGACAGGCTACCACGATTGAAGTAAATAGATACGTATACTCCACCTCGTTTCAAAACTGGGTACAAGAATCACAGGCGAGTGCTTTAGATAGAGAAGGTAAAACGTTTATACTACGAGGGAAAACAAATATAAGCGGAAGTGCGATACTTCAAAGTAGTACGACAGAACAGCGTGGTACAAGTGAATATAAAAATGCTTTTTATGTAGTTCAGGCAGGGCAGCCGATTGGTCGTGTTGGAAACACCGGTGAACGTACAGGTGGACCCCACTTACACTTTGAACTTCGTGTTCCTCGTCGAGGACAGTTTCCACCAAAGTCAACGACGATTGAAAATCGTGTGGGTGGGGGTGAATTTACCTCAATAGACCCCGAACCTTTCCTCAGGACTAAAGGAAGTGCAATTGACGCGCAACAAGCGGAATTACCCGTAACATCGGTACCAAATACTCTTACTGCGCCCGGCGGCGGAGCTCTACCACCTATAACTCCGTATATATCAACATTTGAATCTTTTCATCCAAAAATTCAATACGAACTAACCAAAAGAAAATTCTCAACGGACATGGTAAATGTAAACATGCCCTTTGTTAACTTAACATCGTTGATGTATGTGGACAAAACTGATGTAGTCCAACGAGACGAACCCGATTTTAGAAATGTAAATATAAACACCGTGGGGTGGTGTCCGTCTATCGGACTACACAACTATTCTAGTATACTACGGGCGGAACAATTATACAACCCATTAGCTAACATCTTTACCACAAACACAGACGCAACACAAACACAGACTACGCCCAGAAGTATAGTTGGTTCGTATATTATACCACCAGATAATAAATCATCAACAACTCCACAGAGAGTTTTGGGTTTATTAGCAAGAAATACCGAAGGCGAACCCGATACTATCCCCTACCCCGGTATAACAAATGTTTCTATAGAACGAAGTTTGGCAGGACCGATGGGAGTTCGTGGGGGTCTGTTCAGAATTAACATGAAAATTGTGGCGTACTCTGTAGGGCAAGTAGATACATTGTTAAAGTATTTTTTACGTTCCGGTACTCCATTAGTATTTGAATTTGGAAGACTGACCTCTCAAGACGACAGAAATGTAATTGATTTTTTTAATTGGAACAGACCGATTGAAGGTGAAGGTGGAATTGCGGCAGAGTTACAAGACATTCTTACCTACAAACAGCAAGTACGTCAAAGTCCTGTATATCGTCGGGTATACGACAGTTATGGTAATTATGACATTCTAGTAGGATATGCAGTAAAGTTTAATATAAAGCAAACACGAGAAAATGTGTTTGAAATAGACTTGGTTATGCACTCAATCCAACAATTTGAAGTACCAACAGTACAATCTGCATTAAAGTCTAATTGCGCAAACGCAGCAGAGAAATGTAATGCAGTAGATGTACGTGAGTTTTTCTCCACTACCAGTGCATGGAAAGAAAAAACTTTTGCAAAATTTATAGAATTTTATTTAACGAATGCTACGTGGAAAAATGATATAGTCCCGGTAGCAGATTCTTCAACTGCCGCACAGCAAGGAGCTAGAGGAGAGAAGGCGTATTTAATAACGTGGAGATTTTTCGTATACGTTTTATTAAATGATACGGTGTTTGGTATTGCAAGTTTGTTTCCAGAAGACTCACGAGACACAATAAAAGCAACACTGATAAATCCCTTAACTGTATTAAATCCCATAGAGTATGCGACGGATAAATTGATACCTAATGAAGTAGGATACCATCCTGCACTTAGGTCCACAAATCCCAATACTATGCTCGTAGTTAATCCGACTGCGCAAGTATTTGAGGATGGTAGAAACGACTATGAGTTAATAAAAGCAACTTATAGAGCAGAAAATGCGGGGAGAGAAATTCCTGCATCACCAATTGTATCAAGACTGGGTGGTGATAAGTTTGCGTTTGAGCCGGTAAATGGAGGAGACAAAAACAAGTCGGGCACCGCAACATTAACTCGTGGTGTTTGGATTAATACCAACGCAATTATTGAAGCGTTTAGTAGAACGGATACGATATCTCAAGGATTACAGGCGTTGTTGGTTGCTATGAATTCTGCAACAGAAGGATACTGGAACTTACAACTTATTAGTAGTGATGATTCACGTTATCCTGGACTTCATGTTGTAGACATGGGATTATCCAAGAGATTACCGAACCAAACAGTGACCGCCCGTCAAGATAGAAGCGCGTTACTTACCAGTATAACAAATCCACAACAAAATAAAAATACAATTTTACAAACTCAATTTGGTACCGGTGATACGCCCAAATATATGTATGTATTTAATGAACGTAATAGAATACTGGAAGACAACCAAACGTTTGCTAGTGAACTTATAGACCTGTCACTTAATTTAGATTTACCTACTGCTATAGCAACCCAAGTCATAGCAGGAGTCGGTGGCTCGGCAGAAAAAGGAACTATTAATGCACTGGGAACACCGGAATTAGATACATTACGAATATTTAAGCGAAGTTCTGTAACACCAGACTGCAAACCCTCTAATACTAATGTACGGCCTTGTAATAAAACTCCTGCACTTCTTTTCAAAGAAGCAAAAGACAGAATAGATGAGACATTCAGGTATACGGTTGAAAGTTGTTTATTAACTGGTCCAACAGAAGGTAATGACGGTAAAAAATTAGTACCTTTAACATTTCCAGATGATATTAATCGTTTAAATATTGATAACTCAATATACGAAGCAAATGAATTGACCGCAGAACAAGTCGCACAAAGAAGAACTCGCGGACTACCTCTGACCGAATCCGGTGTACAAGCTTGTATTAGACGAGCTGAATCTGATAGACAACGAGCAATACGGGAATTGTCTTCACGTATTGCAGCGGACCCCGCCGGTATTGGTGTTCTTGGCGCAGGATTAAGTTCGTATGTTGATTTTGGTAGTGCTTTGGAATATGTGGAATTGAATCCTGCTAATATGTTGCGTAAAATGAATCTTGACTCACGAAATGGTGAGGATGAAATACAAGCAGGTACTAGAGACGTACCTACCGCACACGCATTTAACAGTTCTAATTTAACTAAAATACTAATTGATTTAACATTACCAGGTATCAGTGGAATTCAATTACTTCAGTCATTTTTAGTAGACAGAGTACCACAAGTGGTGTCAAAGGGATATTATAGCGTAACTAAAATTAATCATGAGATTTCGGCAGACCGAGGATGGACGACAAAAATTCAAGGAAGATTCCGATATTATCCAGATGCACTGCCACCCGCCACTACAGTGGCTCCACCCAGTTCACCGCCTGTCGGACCTACAACACCACCTTCATCTGATAAACCACTTGCCGAACGTCTTCCAGACCCCACGACAATTAATTCAACCTCATTATTAGAACGGTCATTACATACTGAAGTAATTAAAAAGTTTCAGACCGATAATTCACTAAACTCGGATGGTATTGTTGGTCCACGAACGACGCAACTTATTAGACAGTTGCAGACGGCAAATAATATTACTCCCGTTAATGGAGAGTTACGCCGCAGTGGTCCGACTATTCAACAATTAGTAAGACTTATAAAACAAGGACAAACTCTTAAAGTAACTACCGCTCCTACCGGCTAATATATTATGTATCCAATTAGTAATCGTCCAAAAATAACACAACAAGATATCGCACGTGGATATGTGAGTAGGTATTTTGTAAAGTATCTTAATTCAAAAAAAATTGTTGAAGTAGATAAGCAACAATATTTTAAATTTGTAACTAATACGTCATATCAAACTATTGAAATAAAATGGATTATTGGTGGATATGATAATGATACACTTGTCAATCGTGACCAAATATTATATGGTGCCGAGACGCAAAATAAAAATCAAAAAGAAATTTATAATCAAATAATGCCGGGGGTAGCACGTATGTTACCTAATCCGCTAGAATATTTTTCAGGTAAACGAATACAGCAGTTTACTGAAAAAACTCTTGAGATTCCAGAAACGAACATTTCAACGTTTGGGTTGGCAGAACCCGCGCCTGAACCACCTATTACAATATTATCTTGGCAAACAATAGCAGAAGATAGCCCGTTTTTAAATGGTACATACACTGTAAATTTATCGGGTTCTGGATATTTAATATCTAATCCTCAATCAAGCGGGTGGTCATCTTACGAGTACAATGATACAGCAGATACATGGACAGTCATGGACTATGATGCCATAAAAGTGAGTAAAAGTACAATAAATGTTGCAAGAAGTAACGTTAATTTTGACCATACATCAATAAGATTAATATCAGATATAAATAGACTCGCAGTAGATACAGCTGGCGACGGTGGAATAGCCGCGTTCATACCAGACACACCCATATCTAGTTATAACGGAACAGATTATCTGCGTGGCGTAGTTACAAGGGTTAGCGCAGCTTCTATGTCACTAGACATAAAATTTGTTAGTTCGTCTGGCCTAACCACAACGTTGGCAACTTCACAAAACATATTATTACCTGTTTCAAGTGGAAAACGAGTGATGTTACAAGTACTTGAAAATACAGCATCACTATATTATGGTGACTATGGAGCGGACCCATCCACGTTAGTACTCGCATGTTCGTCCTCGTTACCAACGCAATTACAAGGAATAACATCACGGAGAATAGGATATTATTCGGGTTGGTCGTTGGCAACCTCAGGTGGTACAATATTTAATAAATTAATAGTACAAAATTATACAAGTCAAAGTTTTACATCGTTAACTAGAAGTACCACAGGAAAATTAGCAGCATTCCAGGCAACAGCAGATGGATTTGTATCCACTACATTTAATCCTGCGGATTGGGCTGTCCCAACTAATACTAGAATACTAACCAGTTCAAATAACTTATTGTTCACATCGTCAATCAGTAATACTAATGGGTTTAGCAGATATCTTCCGTCTGGAGAATTAAGGAATATGTTCGTACAGACTGTATGGGCAAATAAATCTACCGGAGGAGCGGGCGGTGCTGCTACACGTATTAATGCTGCATCTTCTCCATCACAATCGGTATACTACTATATACCTAGTGGATTTTCTGGAACAGAAGGATTGTATGAACAGAATTCGGCTGGTACCGTACTACAATCAAGTTCACAGGAAAGCGTAAACAGAACATTACCACAAAGAGTTTCTGTATATGTAAATGAATCTACTGCAATCAGTTATATGTATGATGCAGCCGTATCTCGTTCATTAAGCGGAGTAACTGTATTTAATGGTTCCGCTGGAGTGTACTACTCTTCTGGTACAGGAAATACATTAACGTACTCAGAGTTTTTCTTAATGACCGACAGATACATAACATTTAATAATGTACCCACCGGATGGGTTATACAACTAAAAAACGAATCTAGTGGTTCTATCTCTGCTCAGGTATCATCGTCGGGAACAACACAACAAATAGATACATTAACCCTACGTTATCCAATAAAGAGTATAAGAATATTAAGTGCAAGTACTATAGTAGCGTCGGCAGCCCCTGATACGGCTGTGTGGGGCGGTGACGTTTGGACATATACAGAATAGTACGACATACTTGACAAATACATTCCAACATACTATATTTAAATTATAATATATTATTGAGGAACTAATGGTTATTACAAATCTAGACGATATTACAAAACTCACAGACCGCTTACGAGAAGAGACTGCCTATGTCTATCTCGTAGCGGTTGATGCGTTTCTACATCCCGTCCAGAACAAGGTGTCCTCAATTCATTTCCGATTTGAAGATGGGACGTTCTATACGGTATCTGTCAATCATCCAGATGCGCCACACTTTGAGATTGACCTTTCCCACGCACATAAACTGGTCACTCTGCACCAAAAGGAACTTCGTCATCTCACTAATGCAGTCAATGTGGTTGATTTGGCAACACTCTTACATCTCAACAATGATGTCATCCCAATTTATCGTGAGTTCTATACGATGGGTATACATCAGATTAAGAACCAATTCAAGTTCAAGAATCTTCACTATAGTATCCCATTGACTTCATGGGTGGAAACCGCAGAAGCATTTCTCCAACACTGCGAACATCTGTATAAACGATATGAGTCTACCGAACAAGAATCGGCATTTCAATTTATTAATCAGATTACTATTCCTACGCTAACCAGTATTGAAAAGTCTGGTATTCAAACCACCGATGGATTGGTGTATTCGGATTATAACATTTATACCTCTACTGGCCGTCCAAGTAATGCGTTCGGTGGTATCAACTTTGCCGCGCTGAATAAGAATGATGGTACCCGTGAAAAGTTTGTCAGCAGATTTGGGAAGCACGGAACTCTTGTTCAGTTTGACTATGAGGCATTTCACTTACGATTGGCTGGAAAACTAGTTGGCTATCAACTCCCATCCACTTCACTTCACACCTACCTCGCTCAACAATACTATGGAGTTGATGAAGTAACAGAGGAGCAATATGAGGAGTCTAAAGCCAGAACATTTGCACTGATGTATGGACAATCCGACGATACGGGTGGTGTAGAGTTCTTCCAAAGGATTAAGCAGTATTCCTCTAAGTTATGGGACGAATACCGTCACAATGGATTTGTATTGTCGCAAACGGGTCGCAAAGTGGTACTTACCGACCCATCCAAGAATAAAGTATTTAATTATATGATGCAATTGACTGAAACCGAAGAAGCTATATCACGGGTTGAAGATGTTTGTAATTTCTTGGGGATGTTTGAATCCAAAGTTGTTTTATATACCTATGATGCAATTCTATTGGATGTTCACAACGATGAACTGGATTCTATGGAAAACGTGTCCAACTTATTGAGTGCGGGTGGGTTTCCCGTTCGTCAATATCGTGGTCATAACTATAATGAACTAAACCTATATAAAATATAGTGTTATTGAAGTTAATTTGATACTTATAAGAAGTGTTATATTAACAGTCTTACGAGTATCATATGAACGAAACTCAGTTATTATGCACGTTTATTCCAGTAGATAAATTGGAAGAAAACGTTGAACTTATAAAAAACTCATATACGTTAGCTTTCAATAACATCTATGTATTGGAAAACGTGGATGATGCGAATCAATTAATTTTGACCTACAATATTATTGCGGGGTCATTGAAATCGCAGTACGCACCACCTGCGTCAACCATATCCGTCCATAGAAAGAAACAAACGAATACGATATATACCATTAATGCATTAAACGCATTAATCGCCAGTAAGAACGGCGGTAAAATAGATAAGTCCTATAAGATTGATTGGGATGAATTAAAGAATTCTATTTTAGTAACCGCACATGGTCAATTAAAAACAGTTAAAACCAAAATAAAAGAAATATTAAACTTTTAGTAAGTAGGACTTGACAAACTAAACAAACCGTAATATACTTCTTCCTACTTGGGGTATATTACAATAAACACCCTTAAACATTTTTAAACACAGGAGAAGTACAATGGCATTAGACATCAACGCATTAAAGAGTAAGCTCAACAGTTTCAAGCGTGTCGGCGGTGGGGACCGCGATACCGCTATCTGGAAGCCGAAGGAAGGAAAGACCGTCATCCGTATCGTCCCGTGGAAGGATAACCCCGAGAATCCCTTTATTGAACTCTACTTCCACTATCTTGGCAACAAGACCCATCTCTCGCCTCTCTCGTATGGTAATCGTGACCCGATTGCGGAGTTTGCTGACGCACTGAAGTCAGACCAGACCCGTGACCCGAAGGAGCGCTATGCTGAGGCTCGTCCGTTTATGCCGAAGCTCCGTACCTATATTCCTGTCATCGTTCGTGGTGAAGAGGATAAGGGTGTTCGTTTCTATTCGTTCGGTAAGACGGTCTATCAGGAACTTCTTTCGTACATCTCCGACCCTGATTACGGCGATATCACCGACCCCAAGACTGGTCGTGACATCGTAGTGGAATACATTCCGAAGGAGAAGTCGGACACAAGTTTTGCTAAGACTTCTGTGAAGGTCAAGCCGTCACAGACTCCGCTTTCTACTGACGCAGCTCAGATGAAGGTATGGCTCTCTGAACAGCCCGACATCAAGGAACTTTACACCGAGCCGACCTACAACGAACTGAAGGTCACGCTTGAGAAGTATCTTGACCCCGATAATGCGGTCATCACTCCCGCCCGTGAAGCTGAAGCTCCCAAGTCTGAGACTGTTACGGCAGCAGCTCCGAAGGAGAACGTCAAGAACGCAGTTGATGCGTTTGACGAGTTGTTCAACGATTAATTAACCAAAAACACGTAGTGGTGCTAGGTAGCCTCAAAACTACCTAGTCCCTGCGTGTTTTGTTACATATAAGGAATCATATGGCAAAAGAAACTAAAACAAAGAAGTCCAGTCCATCGGCAGATAGAGATGAATTGGCACAAGTTATCGCAGATAGCTTGAATAAATTATATAAAGATGGACAAGTTGCTTACTTCCTTGATGGTGAGGAAGAGACTCCTACGGATTTGACTGATTTCATTTCCACGGGAAATACGATGTTGGATATCGCAATCAGTAATCGTCCGAACGGTGGTATTGCCGCCGGTCGTATCACGGAATTGACTGGATTGGAAGCATCTGGTAAGTCACTTGTTGGTGCTTCATTGATTGCTACCACACAGAAGCGTGGTGGTGTTGCGGTTCTTATTGATACGGAAAACGCCGTCAATGATGAATTCTTCTCTGCGGTTGGTGTAGATATGAAGAAGCTCGTTTATGTTCAGCACGATACGGTTGAAGATATCTTTGACTCTATCGTGAACATCATTGAGAAGGTTCGTGCATCTGCAAAGAAAGATAAGTTGGTGACTATTGTGGTTGACTCTGTTGCCGCTGCTTCCACCAAGACCGAAATGGCTGCGGACTTCAATAAGGATGGATATGCAACTGCAAAGTCCATCATTATCAGTAAGGCAATGCGGAAGATTACGAATCTGTTAGGTCGTGAAAAGATTGCTCTCGTATTCACCAATCAGTTACGTTTGAAGATGAACGCTCCTGCGTTCTCTGACCCGTATACGACTTCTGGTGGTAAGGCAATCGGATTCCACGCTTCGACTCGTATCCGTCTGTCACAGATTGGTAAGTTGAAGGATTCGGCAGGTAACATCATTGGTATCACTACAAAGGCGGTCATCACCAAGAATCGTTTGGGTCCGCCATATCGTGAGGCTGAATTCAACATTTATTTCAATCGTGGTATTGATGACTACAGCAGTTGGTTGGATGTCTTGAAGGAGAATGGTATCGTCAAGCAAGCAGGTGCGTGGTATTCCTATAACGACGAGAAGTTCCAAGGTAAGGAATTCCCTGCGTTCCTCGAAGCTGACCAAGAACGGAAAGCTGACTTGTATGACAAGATTTGCGAAGCACTCATTATGAAGTACGAGAAGGACTTCGACCCATCTGCGATTAACAAGGAAGCCGCAGAGGATGAGGACGAAGTATCACCATCTAAAAAGCAATTACTAAATGACTGATTTATTGAAGGCGTTTAATGAGATGCAATTTGACAGTAAGGATACGGGATTTAATTCCCGTGTCCTTATTGTTGACGCATTGAATACGTTTATGAGAAGTTACGCAGCAATTCCTACGTTAGATGATAATGGTAACCATATCGGTGGCATGGCGGGATTCATGAAATCTTTGGGGTTCGCTATTCGTAGTTTCAAGCCTACCAGAGTTGTATTGGTATTTGATGGTAAAGGTGGGTCACAGCGTCGGCGTAAGATATACAAGGAATACAAGGCAAATCGGAAACCACCGACTCGGTTGAATCGGTCGTATGATATGACCACAGACGAACAAGAAAAAGAGAATATGAAGTATCAACTCGTATCTCTGGTGGAGATGGTGGAATGTTTACCCGTTTCTATTCTTGCTCTGGATAATATTGAAGCAGATGATACTATTGCATATATGTCGGAGTTGGTCACGAAGAATGGTGGGACATCTATTATTTATTCTACTGATAAAGATTTTTTACAGATGGTTAATGAAAACGTCAAGGTATATAATCCCGTCAAGAAAAAGACATTTGATGTGGATATTATTCTGGAAACATACGGTGTACATCCAGACAACTTTGTATTCTTCCGTTCACTACTTGGTGACAAGAGTGACAACATTGATGGAATCAAGGGAGCAGGTGAAAAAACATTATTAAAATACGTTCCAGAATTCGCGGACCCAAATGTTGAGGTCAATCTGAATCTAATTGAACAAAAATATACTGATATTAAAAAGAAACCTAAGGTAATAGAGAGTATATTAGATAATAGTAGTATTGTAAATAGAAATATGCAACTGATGAATTTACGTGATGTAGATATTAATATTGATGCAAAGATGAAGATATTACATAAATTTGAAGAAAGTTGTCCTCCACTTCGTAAGTCGGACTTGACACGACTTATGGTACGTACTAATATTATTAGTAGTATCCAAAACTATGACGAATGGATTACGTTTACTTTTACGCCCCTAGCGAGATATTATGGTAAATCATAAGCAGTACGATAAGAACGTAGACACTCTAGCAAAGTTCGGTCCCAGTTTTCAGTCTAAGGCTGTTGCTGCGATGTTGAACTCGCCGGACTTTGTTGCACAATCGTTTGACGTTATCAACCCAAACTATTTTGAGTTGGAAGCGAATCAATGGATTGTAGAAACGACTTTGGATTATTTTGATGACTATAAGGTACTTCCGACGTTGGAAGTCTTTAAGATTGAAATGAACAAGTCGGTCAAGGACGATACGCTACGTACTTCTATCGTGGAATCGCTCCGTGGTATTTTCCAGAAGATGAAGGATAATGATTTGGATTATATCAAGG